TTTAGGTGGTGGAATTGGTGAAGCGATTAGTCCTGGAGGAGGTTTTGCTGGTTCTATTGCTGCTACTGCCTTAGTTAGTAAGTTAGCTGCATTTACTGAAGGAGTTAAAAATCTAGCTTTTGCTTTAGATCCTTTAAAGCCTGATTTAGATGTGTTAACAAAATCATTAGGTTTACAGGGAACAGAAACAGGTAAATTAATACAGAAATTAAGAGATGCTGGTAACGAAACAGCAGCTTTAGCAGTTGCAACTGAAAAACTTGAATTATTAGTAGGGAAAAATGGGGTAAATGCTCTTGAAACTTTTGGAGAAGATACTGTGCGTTTGGGTAATGAATTTTCTAAAGCTATGACTCAAATGCAAGTAGCCCTTGCTGAAGTTATAAATTCTTTAGGAATTTTAAAAGCTGCTGCTAATCAATTAGAAAAAGCAACATTATTTAAACAGGCTCAAAGATCAGAGGATCCTATTCTTAAAGATTTATTTGAAAAAAGATTACAGGCAAGTAAAGGATTTTTCTTAAGTGGTTCTGCACCAAATTTTCAAGCAGTAAATGACTTTGAAAAACAAATTATTGCAAGACAAAGATTTTTAAATCAAGAAAGCTTATCTTCAGCTAACTTTAGTAATTTAAATAGTAGTGGTGGATCTGGTGGAAGAAAAGACTTTTCAGAATTTGAATTAAATATTTTAAATAAAAGAATTGAGCTACAAAAATTAAGCGGTAGTTTGTTAGATGAAGAAGTTGTAAAACTAAAAAGAGGAATTATTCATGCAGAAGCAGCAATGAAATTTGCACAGGCAGAAGGTGATATAGGAAAAAATAAAATAATTAATGCAGAAAGGCTATTAAAACTTAATCAATTAGATTTAGAGGTAGAAAAAGCTAAAGGTAAAGCTTTTGCAGAGAATGTATTAAAACCACAAATGGATGCAATAGCTAAAAAAGAACAGGAAGATTTTGATGCTGGTGCTGCTTTAGGTAAAAGATTAGCTGCAGAAGTAAAAATATTCAATAATCTTGATAAAGAAATTGAAAAGATGCAGTTGCTTTCTGAATTAGAAAAAGCAAAAACAGTTGAACAAAGAGCAAATATTCAATTAAAGTTACATGAATTAGATCTGGGTCAAGAAATTCATGAAGTAAATAGACAAGACATTCTTGATTTGCTTACTAAAAAAGAAAGACATATTGAAAATAATAGATTATTAAAAGAGCAGCAACAAATTGCAAAAGATATACAACATACATTTGCTGTAGAAATGAGTAATTCTATTAAAGGTTTAATAACAGGAACTATGACTTTAAATCAAGCTTTAAGTAATGTTTTAAATAAAATGGCAGATGCTTTTTTAAATGTTGGTTTGTTTGGAAATGTTGGTGGTAATTTAAAAAAGGGTGGTGGGCTTTTAGGAGGAATATTTGGTGGATTCCTTGCTAATGGTGGTCCAGCAAAAGCAGGAAGGTCTTTCATTGTAGGTGAAAGAGGACCAGAAGTGTTTACACCAAGTCGTTCTGGTATGGTTACGCCAAATCATGCTCTTGGTGGTTCTACAAGTATTAATGTCAATGTAGATGCTTCTGGTTCTAACGTAGAAGGCAATGGAGATCAGGCAGAGCAGTTAGGTAATGCTATATCACAGGCTATACAAGCAGAATTAATACAGCAGAGAAGACCTGGAGGTTTACTATATAACTAATGGCAAATTTACCTAACACAGCAGCAGGTACAGCTTTTGTACCAAAATACAACCTTAAAAAGTCAAACGCACCTAACACTCGTGTTGTTTCTTTTGGTGATGGTTATGAACATCGTACCAGTTTTGGTCTTAATCAAAACGCATTTATTTTTAATCTTACGTTTGAAGTAAGCGAAGCTGATGCGGATACACTAACTAACTTTTTAGACGAAAGAGCCGTTGATGGTGCGAATTTTACTTATACAGTTCCAGGTGAAAGTGCCATGAACTTTGTGGCGGAAGGTGGTTATAACAAAACTATACCGTATTTAAATAGAGCAAGAGTGCAGGTTACATTTAGACAAGTATTTGAACCATAATGAGTGAATTAAATAAAAATCTTCAATCAATAAATCCAAATCCGATTATTGAACTTTTTGAAATACAATTAAAAACTGCTTTACATGGTGCAAATACAACTTATAGGTTTCACAACAATTCAAATTTAACCTCATCTAATGGAAATATTAGTTGGAATAGTAATACATATTATTCAGCACCAATAGAAGCAAAAGGTTTTAAATATGAGACAAAAAGTACTCCTAGACCAACGCTAACCATAAGTAACTTATCTTTATTAGCACCTTCTGTGCCTATTGGAATTATGTCCTCTATTTTACAAGAAGTAAATGCAGTAACAGTAGGAAATGATCTTGTCGGTGCGGTTGTTACTAGAATTAGAACACTAGCAAAGTTCTTACCTAATAGTAATTTTAATGGTACTAATCCTTATGGAGATAGTAATACTATTGGAGATTTTACACAGGAGTTTCCTAAAGAAATTTATGAAATAGCTCGTAAGTCTGCTGAAACAAGAAATTTTTGTACTTTTGAATTAGCAGCTTCCATAGATCAATTTGGTGTCAAAGTTCCAAAAAGACAATATTTACCAGATGAATTTAAAGGTATTGGTGATTTCTTTAACTAATGTTTTGGAAAGATAAAGTTTTACAGCATGCACTAAAAGAAAGTCCTAAAGAATGTTGTGGTTTATTGGTAAATATTAAAGGAAAATTAATTTATAAAGAATGTAAGAATTTAGCTGGTTATAAGACTGATCAATTTATTTTAGATCCACAAGACTATGTTGATATTGAAGATAAATACGGCAATGAAGCTATAGAAGGTATAGTTCACTCACATCCAAATACAAGCCCTATAGCAAGTCCAGCCGATAGGGTTTGTGCAGCTAGAACTAACAAGCATTGGTTTATTGTTAACCCTCATACAGAGGAGTGGTATGATTTCACTCCTGAAGAGTATAAACAATCATTATTAGGTAGACCTTGGACATGGGATGAAACTAATTGCTGGCAGTTGGTTAGAGAATATTATAATGCTGAATTAGGAATACAACTAATGGATTTTCCAAAACCTAAAACACCAGAAGAATTTTGTAAAAATCCAACATTCATAGATTGTTTTGAGGAAGCTGGTTTTTCAGAAATAAGCAAAGATGTACCGTTACAGAAATATGACTTGTTGTTTATGAATTTAACTGGTGAAGTTTTAAATCATTGTGGAGTTATTTGTGATGATTTTGGAAATGAGCTTTTACACCATATGCAAGGTAGACTATCATGTAAAGAGACTTATACAAGTTGGTTTCGTAAAATTACAGGGAGGATAGTACGTTATGACAACTTGCCTTCGTAAGTTAAAACTATATGGTGATTTAGCTGAGCATTTAGATGTAAAGGAGATAGAAATAGATGTACCAACTGTTGCTAAAAGTATTCAATGTTTATTGGCATACTATCCAAGGGCAGAAAGTTATATGATGAATAGAAATTATAGAGTATTAGTAGAAGATAGACCTACTGAACTTGAAGAGCTTCACTATCCTGCTGGCAGAGGAGATATTAAAATAGTTCCTGTTATTACTGGAGAAAGCGGTAGAGGACTTGGATCTATTTTATTAGGTGCTGCTTTAATAGGAGGTGCATTTTTAACAGGTGGAACTCTTGGTCTTGGTGCTACTAGTCTTGGTTTTACTGGAGGACTTTCAATAGGAAGTTTTAGTATAAGTGCAATTGCAGGAAATATTGGTCTTGCACTTCTCTTTGGCGGTATCTCTCAAATGTTAAGACCTGCTCCAAAAACTCCAGAAGAAGATCCAGATAATTCTTTTGCTTTTAATTCCCCTGTTAATGTTAGCAGGGCAGGATTGCCTATACCACTAATTTACGGTGAGCCTCTTGTTGGTTCTGCTGTTATTTCTGCTGGCATAGAAACCAACACTGTTAAGGATGGTACTAATCCCTTCGATATATTTAAAAATTAACTTATGAATAATTCAACTGATAAAAATAATTTAAATATTATCCAAGGCTCTGGTGGAGGATTCGGAAAAGGTGGTGGTGGCAAAGCAACGGTCACTGGAGATAATCTTGATAGCGTTGCAGTTGTAAAAATTTTAGATGCTTTAGGTGAAGGTGATATAGATGGCTTTGCTACTCCAAGAAGTAAAGCATTAACTACTGCGGATGATAATTATTTCTTAGAAATGCTTAAAGATATTTTCTTTGACAATACACCAGTATTACAGGCTGATACTGACGTTACAAATATCCAAGAAGATGACAGAAACTTTGAGGATGTCGTTGTAAAACAACGAAGAGGAACAGCAAATCAAACTGTTATCGCTGATTTTTCTGCAACGAGAACAGAAGTAACTGTTAATTCACCCCCTATAACAAAAACTGATCCACCTGCTGCTGCAATACAAACAATAACGGATGCTTCTAATACAATAGATAAAATTAGATTTACTTTAAATTTTCCACAAATTCAAAAATTTGAAGATGACGGAGATATTGTGGGATCGTCAGTATCGTTCAAATTCTTGATAAGTTACGATAATGGAGCATTTCAAAATTTAGCTGGTGCAGGTTCAGGTATTACTTTCACCGTTAGTGGACGAACAGGAGATTTGTACCAGAGAAGTTATGCTTTTGAATTAAGGGAAAGTGGTTATACAAGCAATATAAGAATAAAGGTACAAAGAACGACAAATGATTCAACAGACCCTAAAGTTGTAAATTCTTTTACTTGGTTTTCATTTACAAAAATACTTTTTGACAATAATCCATATCCAAACACTGCTTTAGTCGGAATAGGTGTTTCGGCAGAGCAATTTAGTTCAATTCCAAATCGTAATTATTTAGTAAGAGGATTAAGAACTCAAATACCAAATACTTCTCAAGTTGTTACAAGCGGTAAATTAGCGGGAAGAATTACATATACTGGATCGTGGCCTGGTGCAGGTACAAGTGGTACTGCAAATTTTATAAACACATGGCATAGCGATCCAGCGTGGGTGCTTTGGGATGTTTTAACAGAAGAAAGATATGGATTAAATATTGATCCAACAACCTTAGACGAATTTAGTTTTATAGCAATATCTCAATATAATAATGAGTTAGTTTCAGATAGGGCTATCGAAGCAAGTGGTGTTAGCAGTGGAACTTGGAGTCAGACAGCAGGTAAAACTTTTATTGAGGTTACAACAACAAATGCACAGGGCACACCAACAGATCATAAATTCAGCAATAGAGACTTTTTAAACTGTACATTTACTCTTGGGTCAGGAAATAACAATATTGCAAATGGAATTTATAAAGTAGAAAAAATAAATTCTAAAAAAATTAGACTTCAAAATATTGCGACTGTTACATCAACATCTACTGGTACATTAACTTTTACGAGGGAGGGAAGTGAGGTTAGATTTGCTTTTAATGGAATTATTAATAGAGAATTTAAAGCTTTTGATTTAATAAATGCTATATGTTCAACAATGCGTGTCATGCCTTTTTGGAGTGCAGGTAGTGTAACTCTGATACAGGATAAGCCAGCTACACAAACATCTGGATCTTATACAGCAAATGGAGAAGTTGCACCTGTCTTTATATTTTCACAGGCTAATGTCGAAGGCGGTAATTTTACATACGAAGGTAGTGATATAAAAAATAGATCGACTTTAGTTATTGTTAAATATTTTGATCTAGAACAACGGAAAGCTTCTCGTGTGCAGTTTCCAGTACAAAGTGTTGTAGATAATACAACGATAGGAAATGTTTCAGCTACAACTGCTGCTGGCGGTGACGTAACTATGGCTAAATATGGAATTGTTAAACGTGAATTAGATGCTTTTTGCTGTACCAGCAGAGGACAGGCAATGAGAATGGCAAAATATACAAGAGAAAGTGAACAACTCTTAACGGAGACTGTAACTTTTACTGTTTCTGTTGATAGTGGTATTTTTGTTAGGCCAGGTCATGTTATTGGTATTAGTGACAGAGTAAGAAATGGCGATTTTAGAAGAGCAGGTCGTGTAAAGTCCGTTCCAACATCTACAACTGACAGAATCACTTTAGATAGTGAAGTTTCAACAAGTTTATATGGTAGAAAAACTGTAGATGGTACTTATAGTCAATCTGGAACGACTGTAACTGTAACAACTAATTCAGAACATTTTTACGAGGTAGGATCAAGAGTTACTTTAGATTTTACAAGCGGTAGTGCAGTTGATGGTTCGTTTGTAGTGGCAACTGTTCCTTCTGCTACAACTTTTACGGTGACTGCTTCTGCATCAGCTACAAATAGTGGAAATGTAACGGTGACTTACACAGACACAAGAATGATTTCTGTAGTAATGCCAGATAATCATGTATGTAGAAAAGAGATTAATTTTTTTAAAAAACTAGATAATTTAGTTGATGTGGTTGATGATTTTGAAACTGCGGATAATTCACCAACAGCACCAGAAGTTAATAGTGTATGGATTTTAGAAGTGATAAGTTCAACTGCAAGTGTAAATTTAGAATCTGATCTTTTTAGGATTGTAAGTGTAACTGAAGAAGCAGAAGCTAAATATAAAGTAACTGCTCTTACATATAATCATAGTATTTATTCTTCTGTTGATTCTGGCACGGACGTAGAATTTAGAGATGCCACAAATATTAATGGAAAACCTTTACCACCAACAAATTTAACGACTACTGAGTCTTTGTATAAAGAAACGATAAATCAAAATGCAGATACAGATACTACTCAAAAGAAAACAAATAAAGCACAGATAAAATCAATGTTAGCTTTAAAATGGCTTGGTGTTGATGGTATCTCAAGTTATAGAGTAATGTTTAGATACTCAAATAATAATTTTAAAACTGAAACTGTACAGGGAACAACGTTTGAACTAAGGAATATCAAACCAAATAGATTATATGATTTTCGAGTACAAAGCATATCAAGTGGCGGTCTTTTATCTAAAAAAAGATTATTAAATAATGTTTTAACACAAGGAAAAACAGCAGCCCCAAATCCTGTTACTGGATTGGCAGTAACAGTTGATCCCAATAAAGGTTTAATTCTTACTTGGAATGAAAACGAACCAGATCCCGATAGTTTTAACGGTAGTAACCCAGATGTTTTATTTAAAGACTTGGATATAGTTGGCTATGAAATACATTTCAATAAAAACAATGCAAATGATATATCAGATGATAATTTTGGTAATAAAAATGCTGCAACCTTTTTAACAAGAGCACAAGCACCAGACGTTGAAATAGGAATTAAAAATGTAAAACTTTTAACTTCAGGTAATTTAGGAACTGTTTTATTTTTTATAAAAGCAAGAGATGATGGCAATAGATATAGTGATGGATCGTTTACAGATAATGCAAATAAAGTTACTTTTACACCTGCGACACCTCATGCACCTGTTATTGATACCTCAACTTCTGGAGTTCAGATTGAATCAGTTGTTATTAACTTTACAACTTTAAGAGATGCCAGTGGTAATCCAGACGGTAGTGGTACTGAATTACCTGCGAACGGTTTTGCAATAAAACACTTTGAAGTTTTAGTTGATGGTAAAACTACAAAAATTGATAATACAGAATTTATCAGACCAGCCAATTTTAATGGAACAAAAACTTTTCAAATTAGAACTGTTGATATTGCAGGAAACGTCAGTGCATATTCTTCTATTGATATAACAGTTGCAGTAGGAACTGTAGCCTTCAGCACTCCAGTAATGGATGATGGATTTGTTCTTTTAAATTGGAGTTATACGCCACCAGCGTCAGGAATTACAGTACAAGAGTTTCAAGTTAAGGTGGGCACAACAAGTCAGACCTTTGCACAAGCATCAGACAAAGGCAGAATACAAGCTACTTCACTTAAAGTAAAACAAACTGTTGGAACGAAACGTTATCACATAAAAGCTTTTGACGTAAATGGTAATGAATCTGCTGTTGCAACTCAGGATATAGTGATAAATCCACCAGAGTTACCATCACCATTCTTTGAAACACCAGGTATAACAATAGATTCAGAATTGCTTACTGTAACAGTTGATTGGTTGGAATATGTTGAAGATTTAAATTTTACAGGTGGTTTTTCTTTACCTTTGAAACATTACAAAGTTAAACGTGCAACAGCCTCAAATTTATCTGACATAGCTGGAACGGTACAGAGTTTTACAAATGCAAAGAACAGGGGTAATTACATGGCTACAGAGTTCAAAGAACAAATAAAACGAAGTAATGGTACAAAAGAAAATACATTTTATAGATATTATGTACAGCCAAAAGATATTTATAACGATACAGGAACAGTAAGAAGTGCTGATATTACAATTCAAAGACCAAATAACATAACAAATTTAAATGCTGAGGTTATTGATAATAATGTACTTTTAAGATTTGATGATGCTACAAATACTAATGGTTTACCAATAAAACATTATGAAATAAAAAAATCAAGACAGGCAGCAGATGGTTCTTTTCAAAGTTATAGCTCTGCTGAGTTATTAGGAAGAATACAATCTACATTTTTTGTCAGTTTTGAAGATGTGAGTGGTGACTATAGATACTATGTTCGAGCTGTAGATGTTTTAGGCATGGAAAGTGATGATGGTTTTACTGATGCGGTAGTGGACGAACCACCAGACTTTATTTTAATCACTGACTTTAAAACCGATTTTGATGCTTCTACAAATCCTCCAAGTGGTCTACCTACTTTTGTTAATACAAGTAATTTCTATGTTGAAGATGGTGTGGGCTATGCAAATGTAAATACAACAGAAACAATTCAAGGACATTTTGTAGGTACTGGTAGTAATGCAAGTCCACAGTTTGCAACACCACAGGCACAAATAGATGCTGGCTTTGCAAATTGGTTGATGCCTACAGAAACAGAAGGACATTTTCAAGAAATATTAAATCTAGGCACAAATATAAAAGCATCTTTAATTAAATCAAGTATTCAATCTGATGATATTGGCTCTACTACTATTACTCCTACGATAGGCTTTGGTTCGTCTATAACTGGTTCTGGGTCTGGTACAGAAATTGTTAATGAAACAAGTTCACAACAAAGAAATGTTTTTGGTACTAATTTTCAATATGTAAGATTTAAGTATCATTTTGCTCAGGCTGGTGGCAATGATTTATTAAAAGTGAGACAGGTAAGACTTAAGGTAGAAGTTAAACAGAAGAGCGATCAAGGTAGAGGTGTTGTTCTTTTAACTACAGGAACATATACAAGATCAGGTACGACAATTACTGTTACAAAATCCAATCATGGATTATCAGTTGGAGATGGTGTCGGTTTTGATGTTACTTCTGGTAATGGTACGTCAGGAGATTATCAGGTTCAAACAGTTCCAAATGCAAATACTTTTACTGTCACGGATTCAGCGTCAGGAACAACAAGTGGCAATATAGACTTTGAAAATTCTGGTAGTAATAAACGTGGTACTCCTGTTTTCTTTAACAAACCTTTTGTAGATATTGAATCGGTCACTGCAACTCCTAATGTAAACATTACAACGAATTTAATTACAGTGTTTGCTGTTGTAGATTTTGAAGATATTGCAAATCCTACAAAGTTTCATGTATTTTTATTTGATGAGGAAGGAAACAGAGTAGATGGAATATTTACATGGCAATGCAGAGGTAGATAGAATCTAAGATATGATTTATACTTTGTTTAAAAAGCAATAAGTAATGGCAGATTTTAACGAACCACAATTAACCAGCACTTATACAAGTTTTTTAAGTGGTTTAAAAGATAGGGATACAGATTTGGCAGCGATGTTTGCTAATGATACTGTTAGCACATCAAATTTCCCTGCAAGAGCAGTAAGGTTTAATACGACATCTAATAAATTTGAAAGACGTAACTCTGGTAATAGTGGATTTGAGGATTTAACAAGTGATTTTCATTTCCCATCTATAACAATTGATGGATCTGGAACACTTGCGGTAGGAGGACAAATAACAGGTGCTTCTTTGTCTGTTACTGGTTTTGTGGGTTGTGCAAGAGTTAATGTAACTGGAGCGACTGTACCTTCTAACGGTTTAAATGAACCAGCGTCAAATACTTTAGGTTTATGCAGTAATTCAGCATTAAAGTGGACAATAGATGCAGATGGTAGATTATTTAATAACGGACAGGCAACACATCAAGGAACTGGTAATTCAGACCTGCAAATATACAATACTTCTGGAGGAAGAATTGACTTATTAAGAGTTGATACCCAAGTTTCTAGTAACAATACATTAGGGCTTATATCGGCATATTCACAGGAAAATGCTAATGATGCCTTTAGTAGTTGTGCTTCAATTGGCTTTAAGGCTGAATCTCCTCATAGTGCAACAGACCATCCTACAAGAATTGAATTTTTTACAACTGGAGGTGCAATTAACTCGGTTACTCCTAGAGTTGTTGGTTGTTTTGACACATTAGGCCAATTAGGTATTGGTACGCAAGTTGGTGCTAACCCAGAAGCACCTTTACATGTTAATAATGGTACGGAGTCTGATGTAGCTATTTTTGCAAGTGAAAATACAAATAATACATGCTCTATTTATTTAAAAGGAAAAAGTAGTAATAATTTTGACAACAGAATACAATCAGTAGGATCAAGTATGAATTTTAGGGTGCATGGTAATGCAACTCCTCACATATTTTTAGGCTTTGATGGGCAAACTGTTATAAACAAAGGTAATCCTTTAACTGTTGGAGGAAGTGTTGACTCTGTTGCTGCTCTACAAGTAGCTGGTACTGATGCGGCTGCCTCTGTTGTTATTGCTAGAGGATCAAGCAATAATTCTGGTCCTGTTTTAGATTTCTATAAATATAGAAATACCTTATATTCTCAGATCGTTGTACAAACTGATGATGTCCTTGCTCAAATTCGTTTTAGTGGTAGTGATGGTACTAATACTACTGAAAGCCAAAGAATAAGAAGTCAGGTAGTAACACCTGATTTTTCGGGAAATACTGTAACTTTAGCTTCTGGAAAAATACCATCAGAATTACAATTCCGTACCATGAATAATGATGGAAGTAATGTTACCTATATGAAAATAGACCATAATGGTCATCTTAAATACACACCTCATTCGCAGCCAAGTGGTGGCGGACAAAATGCTTATGCATTAGACATAAGAACTAATAATGCAAATGCAACAGGTAATCTTATTAGATTTACAGATACAGATACCTCAGCCGTTTCAGGACAATTAGCAGGAGGATTCCAATTTTTTACTAGCGATAGTGGCGCACAAAATAATGGATTAATAGGAGAAATTAATGTTGATTATGAAAGTGGAACTCCTCATGGGAATTTAAATTTCAAATTATCTGGTCAAGATAATTTAACAATTGTAGGATTAACTAATCATGTTGGCATAAATAATTCAGCACCAGAACATGACTTGGATGTTAATGGAGATGCACTAATTAGAAAACTATTAGTTTCATCTGACACAATTCAGTTTGTTGATGCGAATGACAATGCTGCATTGCAGGTTACAGGAAATTCAAATGCAGAAGCAATGATAAATGTGACAAGGTTTGGAGATTCTGGTACTAACTTTCCCACTGTTGTTTTAACAAAAAATCATAATACTGGAGCAACAGGAAATACAGCGTGTCCAGATGATTCAACATTAGGAGCACTTGAATTTCAAGGTGCTAATGGATCAGGTTTTGATTTAGGAGCACGGATAATGGGAAAGACTACGCAATTATGGGATGGTACAAATCATGGTACAGATTTGCTGTTTCAGGTTTCTAATACTTCTAGTATTAATACTAATATGTGCTTAAGAGGCAATGGAGTACTTAATATAGGAGATAGTAGCGTTGAAGACGATTACAGTACATCAGGAGATGCACGTTTAGTCATTATTGATGGTTCTGCTCCAGACATCCTTCTTCACAGAAGAGACTCCTCTGTAGGTGGTAGTAATGAGCTAGGTGCAATTAAATGTAGTGATTCTGATGGTGGGATACCAGCACCACCTTCTGCATCTTTAAGCTTTAGGTCTGCTGAAGCTCATTCTGCAACAGCAAAAGGAACAGATATAAGGCTGCAAATGTGTGCAAGTGGGACAACATCATTAACAACTAGATTTACCTTTAGAGATAGTGGAGCGTTTGGTGTTAACGGAGATACGATTGGAAATACACACGATGTTTTAGTCTCGAAAGGTAATGCACCACCTG